AATTGATCTAACTAGTTTAGGTAATTCAGGATCTCCTCATAAATTCATAACTTATCCAGCCTCAGTAGACAGCATATTTCCACAAACTTCAAATTTATCGGTTTACTCTTTCTTTAACGGCACAGCGGATGCCGCAAAAGAATTTGAAACTAATTCAGCATCAAAAGGTTATAGAGGTCAAATTGAACTAGGTTCATTAGATACTCTACCTACTGTTTATAATGGAATTACTTCTCAAAACTTCTTGATTAGTCCAAGCTTTGAAAACTTAAGAATCAGAAAGTATCGATTAGGCGGATTCACAATCAGCGGTGGAACTACTGCTAACCCTGGAGACTATATGCTCCGAGCCGAATATGATCTTTCTTCAAGCGGAAGTGAGGTTGCTGAGTCATTCTCACCTCGAAGAAATAGCGAACACCGCTGGTTAATCAACAAGGCCGGTACTACGCAATCAGTTGGTCGAACAATTGAAATGAAATTGACGAACGAACACATATTAGCAAACACCGAGGCTACTGCAGTGGCGGCCGGCGTTTCAGTTGACGGTTTATTCTTTAAACGAAACACCAGCTTTGGAGCAGGTTTAGCCGTTAATTACTTTGGAATAGGTTTCAATCCAGCTGATAATACTTCAATTGATTTCGATGCGCCAAGTGGAGTGACATTCAATTTCAATAGGAATATCGTAATAGGTAACTCAACCCTAAAAACAAACGAGATCGATTACGCTGGAGGAGTTGGAACAACCTGGAAAATAACAACAGCCAACGGTAATCTTAAACTTGAAACTCAAAATGCAACTGCAACAATTTCACTAAACAATGCAGTCGTCGTAAAAGAGGATCGCCTTGCACAAGGTCTGCCTTTCCCAGTAACTCAAGTTGTATCGGCTGATCCAAATACGCTCGATGATTATGAAGAAGGCACATGGAGTCCAACACTTTACGGTGGAGCTCTACAAAATCAAACAAATTCAAATCCATCATTTAAGAGACTTATGGTCAATACTTCAGGTTCTAGTGTAGGTTTTGCTGGGCCAGCTAGAGCGTATTGGACCTCCTCAGGCCAGGTCGAAGAAGTTGGACTATACGGAGAGCTTGGATCAGGGTCGAGCTATACATACCGTGATATTCCAATCACAGTTGAATACGCACGATACGTTAAGATTGGAAAAAAGGTGACATGTTGGGTAAATTTCACGATTAGCCCTACATTTAACTGGATAACAACCACTTATACTGGAACATTCGCAGCCAACACACCGACTTCCGTATATACCGCCGGTTCAAATACAAGTCGTTGTGATTTCTTATATGCTACAAATGGGACTTGGCTCGATAGCTGTGCAATAGGGCTTACTTTACCGTTCGGATCACACCTTGAGCCGACTGCAGGTTCAGTGGGTGCTGCGATACTATCCACCGGAATGGAAGACCGCCTTAGCGACACTGTACTCGCTGGTAGTTTTAATCTACAAATAGACGATAGTGTGAATCCATCTATTGTGTTCGGAGGCCCAACCTATCCAGTCGTACAGTATCCAGCATTTTATATGAGTCCCACAGTTTATAGTGCTGGTGCCAGAACTGGTGGATCTCCTTCATACTCTGGAGCAGTAGGCCGAGTGTCCAACGCGTTACCGATCACTCCAACCGGAAAGTCCGAAATTAGAATCGGCAGGGTTCAGACCAGATTAGCAAGCGGTTCAGCAAGCTATTCCCCAGCTGCACTATTCTTTGGTCAAAGGAATATTATCGGCGAATCTGCATATAGCAGTGGCGGAGACGCTCTTAATGCGGGTGCTACTAAATTGAGCCCAGTTACCGCCTTTGATTGTATATACGAATCATGGGTTCCAACATCGGCTCCAGCGGACGGCAACTATTATAACAAGCTTATTAAGTTTCAATGCCACTTTACGTACGAAACTGCCACTTAAGCCTTTAATTTAAAGGGAATAGCCTTCTTTTTTTCAAGCATTCGGCTGTAATCCAATAGAACATTAGCGTCAAATCCATGGACTGGTTTCATGATGCGATTGACCAAGATAATGTCCTTTGCAAGACAAATTCCATCAGATAGCACAACATGATCAGTGCCTGAAACAACTATCACGTTCTGGTCAGGATTAAAATCTTTTAAATTAGGCTTTGCCTCAAGCAGCCTGGCCTTAAACTCTGAATTCTTTAGACCCGGTAAATCCAATACTGCCTTTCTTGTGATTGAGTAACCTAGATTGCATTTGCTTTTTAGATTTAATCGGTAAACTTCATATCTGTCCAATTTAGTGGACTTACTAACAATATAGATCACATCTTGCTTGTGTATTTGATTGTTATTTAGATGAAAGTGAATATGCTCTAATACAGGAATCTGTTTCTTTAAATAAGACTCCATTACCTCAGACAGGATTGACGAGCATGCCTTAACGATACTCTTCCCATTAGAGTCATCCGACTGGGCCAATTGAGTTACTATTTCCATTAACTTTTCGTGTGACCTAACCACATTCAAATGTGAATCGTACACCTTTTTATCAGCTATTACAGTGTTTAAATTTAGGTAATGGAAAACTATTTCGTAAAAGTTGGAAAAGTCACTATCTAAGTTAGTGAGATACTTCTGCTTCGCGTCCAAGAGAATGTACGTGTAATACTCTAGGTCAACAAAATTCGCTTGACAAAGCCACATTGGGTCTAGAACAAGCTTGGGGTTTAAAGGTTTCATTGATACCCCGATTTTCTTATTATTTATTTGACGGCTAAAACCTGAATCTGCTGCGATAAATAACAAAAAGGATTTATTAATGCAAGTAATCACCTACAAGGTAATTCCGGAGCCTCCGAAAAACACCATCACCTACAGTAAGAATTACAGAATTTTTTCTACTGGAGAACCTGTACCTGGTGCACTCAATATCGTTGGCTTTGACGAAGACCTTGACCTAGGTAGTGCAAGTTCATCAAATATCATTCGTAAAATGAGATACTCTTCTGACCGTGGAAATTGGTCACTATGGTATCCATTCTCACCAGCTGATCTAAGCGAACTTTCTGTTCTAACTTTCGGAGATGCACCAGTCTTTTTAGAAGTAAAGTACGAGTATGATGATACTACTTATAATCAAATTACAACACCCCTAACTGTCAATTCTGTTAAATTTCGGCTAAACAGTACTTACGTTGCTGAATCACTATTCACGCCAACCGTTTATTGTTCAACCGAAAGATGTCCAGCAATTATTGCTGAAAGAGAGGCAAGTTTCAAGCCGTATGAGGTTGGTACCGCAATCGGTATTGCAAAGGAACTTAGCCTACAAACCAATAAGCTATTTGGACATGAAGTCGTCTACTTTAAAACTGAGCCGGATAGAGACGGTGGAGATTTCATATTTAAGGAATGGACTCTTTTCAAAACAACTGATCGCAAATGCGTTAAGGTCGTCGTACCCAATAATACTTTTCCAGATAACAAGCCTAACTTTACGGAGTTTGGAGTTGATTTTGAAATTCCATTTGAGATTCATATAGATCACATATACTTTCAGTCAATATTCGGACCGGATACTCAGCCTCGCAAAAGAGATTACATGTACTTTCCGTTAACCAATAGAATGTATGAGATTCAAGGATCTTATCTATTTAGGGGATTCATGATGGAACCTCTATACTGGAAAATACAATTAACTAAATTCAGTCCAAACATTGACATGTTAATGAAAACTGAGGATCGCAGATTCCTAGACAACATCATCATGACAAGCGATGAACTATTCGGTAAACAGGCAGAGGTCCAAACAAAGGACGCTCTTGACAAGAAACAGTACAAGACGATATCTCATAAATTTGATGAGACTCGCAGATCAATTCATCCGGACCTAAGCAATAAGATTATGGACTACACTTTTAACTATGCACCGTTAATTGAGTATTACTATGATATGAGTGGAGTTAAACCCTCAATTGTTAGCTATGCAGCAGTATCCGATGGGACAACTTCTGACCAAGAGCTCACACCTAGTCAACCGTACACAATATATGCCTACCAAGATAGCGAAATTTACAAAGCATGGACCGCTAGAAAATTAAATACTGGTGATTCCACCATAAGTAGTTCTGGAAAACTTTTACCTGTTAAAATGAATGGGCCTAAGGACTCATATAACCCAGCTACTGGAAAATATGTAGCAGTTGAAGGTTACAAGAATTTAGGACTTAACCCAAGTGAGCGTAGAGACATTACCGAATTTTCAGCTGGAGTTTTTCAATTCAAGCAGTCAGAGAATGCGGTAGTTTATAAAGCAGTTGCATCTACTGTTAATACTCCAAACATGACTTTTAGTGCACTAGTCAAATTTAACAAAGGCACCCAATCAATAAAGCTAATCGATGGATTCGATAATTTTCAAGAAAAGGGAATGACAATTACCTGTAATCTAGTTGACATTGACGGATTAACTGCAACTGTGACTACTTATGTTAATATCAACGGAACCAATCGCGCATTTCCGGTTGGAACTCTAAATTACGATAAGTGGTATTCAGTAATAATTCCAGTATCCGCTCAATACGGCCAACTTGAAGTCAATTTTTATTCATTTGGGCAAGATCCAGCAAATGTAAAAAACTTTAATAGGCTAATTAGCGTCTATTCAAATTCAGTGAAGACTGGTCAATTTTCTTTTGAGACAACCGAAAATTGGACCCTACCTAGTGCCAATTACTCAATTGCAAATATACGACTATTCAACACAATGGTTCAGGAAGAGGATCATGAATTCATAGTGAGTCAACTCTTTGTTAGAGACGAATCTCTGCTTGAAATAATTGACAATGCTAGACCAAGATTAAACTTACCATTCATTGCAATAAACTTATAATATTATGTACAAAGACTTAACCAAATCAAAAATCTTCGACAATGTTAACTTAGGATTCGAGTTCGAATTTTTTTCGCCGATTCCAAGAGAAGAGCTTGCAGAGAAATTAAAAACTGCACTCAATAAGGATATCACATGGACTGACGAATATCGATCAGACCTGCCAGTGTCAAGAGACCAATTCAAACTTGAAGCTGACTTTTCAGGTGGATTCAAAATGAATGAACTTGTAACTGGAGTAATGCCCTATTCTGAAGCAATTCATATCATGTACAAGGTGATGAATTTTATCGATGAGAATGGATTCACAACCGACCGTACTGGACTTCACATTAACTTGTCATTTAATGAATTTGATATGGGCCTAACTGAAAGACTTGAGAATCTAAATGTTTTCAAGTGTATCCTTTCTCTTAACGAGGAAAAGATATTTGAAATGTGGCCTTCTGCAAAATCTAGAATTCAGAGAATTTATAAAAACTCGGTTAGTAACATCTATCCAAAAGATAAATTCGTTGCCGAGAACGCATTACCTTATGCAAAACCTGGAAATCCAATGGACTTTGCCTTTCCTCAATCTAAGTACTTTGGCCTAAACTTTGAAAAGTTAAGAGAGGGTTATCTTGAGATTAGGTATGCCGGTGGACCTGAATACCAAACGCGTAGAGCTGATGCAACGAATCTAATAAATTACATGTCTGAGAAGTTATATGAGACCCTAACCTCAAATACCACCTATTCAATCGAAGACCAGAAAAAGATCAATGACGTTATTAAGCTACAAAGGCACAATACGTTGGCCCTAAAAACTTATGAAAATTTCATAAAGAATTTTCCAGATATTGAGCTTTACATTGACCTAAAGGACGATCCTAGAATAGTTGAGTCTAACTATAATAACTTAAGAGAAAGTCTATTTGACCTAATAACCTTTGGTAAAATGAAAAAGGGCAAATTGAATTACGACACTGACTCAAAAAGAGTGCAGGTCAAGGACTCGATCATTAAGGAGGGATTCTCGCTACATGATTTAGATTTTATTAATTGTTCAATTGAGGCTGAGCTGTCTCATTGCATGTTACATAGCTGTAAAGTTAGATCTTCTAGAATCGCAGAGTGTCGAATCCTAACCGATAATGATATCCGATATTCTCATCTAGACGATTGCCTATTTGAGAGAGGCGGCGCAAACCGAATTGACTTAAGCTACATTAACTGTTCTCCGGATAGTATCATTTATGCTGATCTAAATGAGTGTATTGTGAGATCTGGCGTAATTGCGCTAGACTCAGAAGTTGATAATAAAACAGAGATTATTTCCGGCACCGCGAAGGGCAGTAAGAGACTCCTAAAATAATGATGGGGTACTCAAAGTTGATAAATAACTAAAAGCCCAAACACAGTAAACCTGCATGTCAGTAAAAGTAAAAATTTCAAGTATAAAATCAATCAACGGGACGAGCTTAAGCTCAGTAGTAGACCTGTCTAATCTTAATTTTAACACATTAAAGACAGCACTCGATGAATTTTTAACTTCAATAAACTACGACCAGACCACTGGCGTGACCGTTGACATTCATGGAATCACGGCGGACACGATTAAACTTAGACAGGGTTTAACCGTGTACGGTGCTCAGCAAGCCGGTGGAATTTATCCGGAAGTGATAAAACTGTATCCGACTGGAGCAGTCACTGCCAAGAACGTTGTCGTTGAGGATGTGCTAGAGGGAAAAAGATTAAGACTAAAGGTTTACGGAGTTTTACCTCCAACTGGAATTCCTGGAGAAATCGTTTACATCACAGCACAAAGCGGCAGAGTTGAAGGATTTTACGGATACCTAGTTTCAACCGGCTGGACTCTACTTGCCGGTGGAGGTGGAGGAGGTGCATGTAGAGCAGCAATCACACGATCTGCTGTTCCAAACGTTATTACTGGAGACGGTGCTCTGGTGTCGGATGGGCTATTACCAATGCCTGCTCCATTATCGACTAGCGAATACCTACTTTTTGTGAATGGCCAACAAATAATAGTTGGAAATGGAGATGATTCCGCTCCAGCCTACTTTAGCAAGGACAATGGAGTAACTGCTTCTAATTATGGATTAGTAGATTCAACCGACGAACTTTATTGGAATACCTCAGTTGCTGGTTATGGACTTGATGCAAATGACCTAGTGACCTTAGTATATTCATCAGCTGATCCGTATTGTGGAGCAGCTGGCATTAGCTGCTTAACTAATATAGTGACCACCGGTAATGCGACACTACCGTTTCCACAGCAAGGAGTAACTATCGTTTTAGATACAGCAGTTAACGCAAGCTCACCAATTACTGTGTGTCAAGTTCCAGTACCTACGGTAAATCCACCAGGCTCAAGCCTACCTGCAGGTTATTACTTAAGCAATACTTTGTTAGCCTACGATATTACAACGCCATTGGCAATTGGCGCAATAATAGGATTTACACTACCACAATCAATAAGTCTTTCCACATTCAATGCAGTTAGAATATTTCATGAGGTTGGCGGAATTTACGTTGATGAAACTGTGTTAGTTGGACCGTATGCTCCAAACTATTCAACTAGAAAGATATACGCACAAGTAACCTCATTTAGTCCTTTCTTTTTGATTCCGTTGGTGTTAACCACAACCACCTCAACTACAACGTTAACTCCGGTGTTAACCACAACCATTCCACCGACAACGACTACAACAACCTGCTCGCCAGGTTCAATCGTTGCTAATGCGATAAATTCAAATATTGTAAATTTTGTTGGAACACCAAGTGGTCCATACACAGTAATATTCTATCCGACGGCTGGTGGAAGTTATGATCTAACTGCACTACATGGAGTAAATATCAGTCTATCATGGATATTCAATCGCCTTAATACTGAATATGCGAACGCTGGAATAAGTTCGATATATGGAACCTATGTATTCACAACACTAAGCGGTTGCCAATACTCAGTTAACGTTATCGCTGGAGCAACAACCACCACAACTACTACGGCCGCAACGACTACTAGCACCTCTACTACTAGCACAACGACCGCCGCTCCAACAACGACGACTACTACTGTAGCCTCGCCTACTACTACGACAACCACGGTTGCTCCGACTACCACGACAACGACTGCTGCTCCGACTACCACAACGACCACAAATTACTGTAGCCTATTTTCGATAGATATGGTTATTGCAAACTATGATCACGTAAGAGTAGGAATTTTTGGTCCTGCAGGAGTTCCTTACGAGCTGGCGGTAGATAATAACTTGGTCTTTGCTGGTTCAACTCCTGATAGTTACAATGTAACTGGAATAACTCAAAACGTTCAGTTTAAAATTGTAATAAATGGTGGAATTTGTGAATACTGTTATAATTTTAACTATGATAATCAAGTGATTACTCAAATTAACTGTGCAAGCTATGGAGTAACAACAACTACGACAACGATCGCTCCAACCACGACTACAACAACAACTGCCGCTACCACAACGACAACCACGGCGGCTGTTACCACAAGTACTACAACGTGTACTCCATATAATTTCACATATTATGCTGATTCAGGTCAAGTAACTTTCACAGTAAATACGGCTCCTATTGCTCCAAATCAAGTTATCGTAACTACTCCTTTTGCATACACACCGCCTGAGGGAAGCTATCCAATTACTGACCTTGGCTCAACTACTGAAATTGGACCAATACCAGTATCACCACCGTATGGCACTTGGACAATTCGCCTATTTAACTGTGATTATTTTGTTACGGTTGCCACTCCAACCACGACGACCACGACAGCCGCGCCTACGACGACTACAACAGCCGCTCCTACGACGACTACAACAGCCGCTCCTACGACGACTACGACCACCATGGCTCCATAAAAACGATTAAACTCCGGCATTTTTCTTAGTATAATTTAGTATGTTAACTAAGAAGACGATTTTCATGTCCGCTCAACCGGATCATCCGTACTTTCATTGGCAAGTTGAAGTACTAATCAATAATTTTATTAAGCTTGGAATTAATCCAAATTGGATTGAAATTCTTTGGGCATACTCAGGCAATCCTTCATACGAGGGCCTTGCTCTTGCGACTAAATATCCAACCGTTAGATTCTTTTTCTATGAAAAAACAGTAAAGGATAATTTCGGTTACATTCCAATTCTCAGACCTGATATTTTAGAACAACACTTTAGACGATTCCCAGAACTTCGTGGTGAAACTGTGTTCTATCATGATTCAGATATTATCTTTAGAAAACTTCCGGATTTTGATTCAATGCATAGCGACTCGTATTGGTACCTAAGTGATACGGTCTCGTACATTGGTGCTAACTACATAAAGAGCAAGTCCGAGGATCTTTTTCTAGATCTATGTAGTTTATCAAAAATTCCACCAGAGACGGTTGAGAAGAACGAGGAGGGCTCAGGTGGTGCACAGTATCTAATGAAAGGAGTTACTGCTGATTTTTGGCAAGAGGTTAAGGAAGACTCCTTATTACTATATAAATACATGTCGGATCGAGAAAATGAAGAACGTAAAACTCTATCCGCCGACGAATTAAAAACCTATAATCCAGTGCAAAAATGGTGTGCTGACATGTGGTCAGTTCTCTGGGGAGCATGGAAGATGGGAGCTCAAACAATAGTCACTCCTGACTTGGATTTTAGCTGGGGAACTTCGTCAATCTCAGATTATGAGAGTTGTAATATTATGCACAATGCTGGAGTAACTGGCGACAGGTCCACTGAGCTATTCTATAAAGCCGACTTTAGGGATTCAAGTCCATTTGAGGCAGATCTAAGTTTTGTTAAACCTGATACTGCTTCCGCTAAATACGTTGAAGCAATTTTATATGCTCGAGAAAAAAGAGGCTAACTCGTTTATAGGCTTAGGGTTGATAAATAACTCTAGTAGAAAAATGCAAGTCCAGTTGAATGCCTCATAAAATCAAAATAAAACAAGTCGACCTCAGCGGGGTCACCCAAGATAATGCCAAGACCCGATTTTTAGTAATTGACTCCAATGGAAATCTTTCATGGAATGATTCTCCGCAAACTGGTAGTTCAGGTAGCGGTGGAATATCTGGAAGTTCAGGAACTTCTGGAATAAGTGGAGTTGATGGATCGGATGGAACATCAGGCACTTCAGGTTCAAGCGGTTCTTCTGGAACTAGAGGTACTTCAGGAACTTCAGGTTCTTCTGGAACTTCAGGTTCTTCTGGAACTTCAGGTTCTTCTGGAACTTCAGGTTCTTCTGGTACTTCTGGTACATCCGGAACTAGTGGTACTTCAGGAACATCTGGCTCAAGTGGTACTTCTGGAACTAGAGGTACTTCAGGTTCAAGCGGTTCGTCAGGTACTAAAGGAACTCCAGGACCTAATAGTCTAATTTATAGAAATGGTAATCCATCTGCAAATAGCGGAGAGTACGCATTAAATTTTGGATATCCGCTTACTACGCAAGTAACCATAAATACAACTTCGATGAATGGTTATTCCGGAGTACCTGACATATCAGGCAATGCGTCTACGTGGTTAAGTTCAATTATACCAGGTTCGATACTACAGCTTTGGGATACTGCAGATTCAACTAATTATTCAATATTTAATGTTTCTAGCATACTGAACGTTACTCCAACTTATTATGTGTTTACTGTTACAGCGGTTGCCGGTGATGGTGTTTTATCAAGTCTTGGTCAAGAAGCTGCTATTTCATATACGAATTTAAAAGGATCTAGTGGTACTTCCGGGACTTCAGGCACAACTGGTACTTCCGGGACTTCAGGTACAAGCGGAACATCAGGGACTAGTGGTTCAAGCGGTTCAGCTGGAACTTCAGGTTCAAGCGGAACCTCAGGAATAGATGGAGTCTCTGGAACTTCTGGCTCTTCTGGTACATCGGGCAATTCAGGTTCAAGTGGAACTTCAGGAAGCACAGGTTCTTCAGGTTCAAGCGGTTCTTCTGGAACTAGAGGAACTTCAGGAACAAGCGGCTCAAGTGGAATTGCTGGTTCTTCTGGAACAAGCGGCTCAAGTGGTAGCTCAGGAACTTCAGGAACAAGCGGCTCAAGTGGAATTGCTGGTTCTTCTGGATCTAGTGGAACTGGTTCAGCTGTCAATGTATACTCTCAAGGAGCTTCCGTGGTATCTCCTTCCACTATACTTAACCTACAGAGCGGACTTATTGCTTCAGGAAGTAGCGGAACTTCTGGACAAGCTGACCTAAATGCAGTTTACAATACTCAGCTAGATCCAACGCTAGCTATGCCGAACTCGGTCGGTGGTATTCCAGCAGCAACTACTGTTTCAGGTTTATCAGGAAAAACCATAGTCTCTCTATTTGACGATTTACTATTTCCAACAGTTGAACCGACATACACCATACCTTCAATATCATTAAGTAGTACCGTTACTGGTATTCATGAGATTGGAAGCACAATTAGCCCAGATTTAACTATTTCTGGAACAAAAAATGATGCAGGTGCTTATTCTAATTTGACAATCAAGAGATCGTTAAACGGAGCAACTGCTACCACATTATCAACTACCTCAAGTCCAACTATTACATCGGCTACTGCTATTGCAAGTCAATTTGGATACGCGGATCCAAACAATCCAAACTATAACTATTCATTAGCGTATACGGATAGCGGATTAGCCGTGCCAGCTCCATCATCAGGCACGAGTAGCACAATCGTTTATTCTGGACTTGGAGATTATTTAATAGGATTAGCCAAATTGACCAATAAAGGAACGACCGATCCTAGCTCATTTGCAGTTAGAACAACATCCGCTCCTCAGTCAGCTAGCACCAACTTTGCGCCAACTTCAATAACCCTAACCGGTTACTATCCTTATTTCTATGGAAAGGCTAGCTCCCAGCAAACGGCTGCACAAATTCAGGCAATCATACAGTCTGGTTCAGGTTACACAGCAGTCGTTGGTAACGGAGGACTCTCTCTAAGTATGGCATTTAATGCGAGTGGTGAATGGCCGTGGTTTGCAATATTTAGCGGATACTCAACGAAGACCACTTGGTACGAAAATGCATTGAACAATGGAAATATCGGAGCGCCGACTGACCTGTTTGCGGCTCCAACCACTTTAAGTATAGTTTCACCCAACGGCTATTGGACAGTTACATATAAAATTTACCCAGCAAATAAAGTGACTACTCTTGGAACCGCTACAATTGCATAATGACCGACAAAAATAAAAAGAAATAATAAATTAAATGGCAATTAATTTAAGTGATAATATACTAGCTAAGACCACCGGGCCAGCTGACGCCAAATACGGCCCATATTCTGGAGCAAATCTGGCTGCGGCTAAAACGGCCGCGACTACGTACTTATTAGCATCATACAGATATGAAGGCTTAACTGTTGGTCTATTGGTCGGTAGCGACCCAGTTGTTGAATATTGGTTTTTAGGAGGAATCACTGACTCTAACTTAGTATTAAAGCAAACAAGTGGATCGGCTGGAGCAAGCGGCAGCGCTGGAACATCTGGTACTTCAGGAACATCCGGTGCATCAGGCACATCTGGTAGCTCCGGCTCATCAGGCACATCCGGTACCTCTGGCTCATCTGGCACAACTGGTACCTCTGGAACTTCTGGAATGGACGGAGTCTCTGGAACCTCAGGTTCTTCTGGAACATCCGGCTCGGCTGGTACTTCAGGAACAAGCGGTACTTCGGGTACTTCAGGAACATCAGGACCAAGTGGATCGGCTGGTTCTTCAGGTTCTTCCGGTACTAGAGGAACTTCAGGAACAAGCGGTACGACCGGTACCTCAGGAACTTCAGGAACAAGCGGTACGACCGGTACCTCAGGAACTTCAGGAACAAGCGGTACGACAGGTACCTCAGGAACTTCAGGAACAAGCGGCAGCTCAGGAACATCAGGTAGCTCAGGTACTTCAGGAACAAGCGGTACTTCTGGCTCTAGCGGTACAACTGGTTCGTCAGGAACTTCAGGTTCAACTGGTTCTTCCGGAACATCAGGCATAAGCGGAGTTGACGGATCAGACGGTACATCAGGTAGCTCAGGTTCTTCTGGAACAAGCGGCAGCTCAGGAACAACTGGAACTTCAGGAACTTCTGGAACAAGCGGTACTTCTGGCTCTAGCGGTACTTCTGGAACATCAGGAACAAGCGGCAGCTCAGGTTCAACCGGTACTTCTGGAACAGCTGGTACCTCAGGAACTTCTGGAATAAGCGGTAGTGCAGGTTCAAACGGGTCAAGCGGTTCTTCCGGAACTAGTGGAACCTCTGGTACAGGATTTAATACAGTTCAAAATCCAGCATTAACAAGAGTATTAACGTCTGATGGTACACCTAATGGAGCAATTGCTGAGAGTACATTAACTTATAGTGGTCAAACGTTAACTAATGGCGGTGCTAGTGGTTTTCCTCAAATTTTAAATGGCGGTGGTTGGGGAGGTACAATTCCTCAATCACTTTATGATTCATTTATAATTAATGCTTCGGAAACTGATTTTGTTGGGTTAGGCAGTAGAACGGTAGCCGGTAGTGATAATAATACACCAAGTATTATATTTGGTGATAATCCTAATGGTACAAATGATTTATTGTTCACTTATGTAGGTTATACAAATGGACCTATTTGGACACCAAATGATTTAATGAAACTTACCTATGACGGTAAATTTCATTTATTAATAACTCCATCAAATGAGGCCTCGCCTACTCAATATTTAACAAGAGATTCCGGTACTGGTGAGATCAAATATGCCAATGTTTCTAGTTCTTCAGGAACTTCCGGCACATCAGGAACATCCGGTACTTCTGGAACGTCAGGAACATCAGGAAGCTCAGGAACTTCAGGTTCAACTGGGACTTCAGGAACTTCAGGTTCAACTGGAACTTCTGGTACTTCAGGAACAAATGGTTCATCTGGAACAAGCGGCAGCTCAGGAACCTCAGGTTCAACTGGAACTTCTGGTACCTCAGGAACTTCTGGCTCAAGCGGTACCTCAGGAACTTCAGGAACAAGCGGTACCTCAGGAACATCAGGTTCAAGTGGAACTTCGGGAAGCTCAGGTACGTCTGGCTCTGCCGGTACATCAGGAACTAGTGGTACAAGTGGTTCTTCAGGAACATCAGGTTCAAGTGGAACAAGTGGGACATCAGGAACAAGTGGTTCTTCAGGAACTTCAGGTGCTGGAGTTATGAATTATTACGCAACCTACTCTTCAACACAAACTCAAAATGCGACTTTAGCTAATACAGAGTATATTGTAACTTTTGATACTGTTGAAATTGAAAACGGCGTATCATTGGCTAGTAATTCACAAATTACAATTCAATATAACGGTATTTATGAAATTGGTTTTTCACCAATGATTCAAAAAACATTAAACAACGGACAAGTTGATATTAGTATTTGGATTAAAATAAATGGTAGTAATTACATTAGGACTAATAGTATTTTAGGTCTTGAAAATCCTCAAATATACTCATTACCTTATGTTCAAACAATTTTATCATTAAATCAAGGTGATTATGTTGAGATTGCCTATTCAGCAACAAAAACAGGAGTTGAATTAATTGCAGTTTCTGGTTTGACAAGTCCAACAAGACCTGATTCACCTTCTATTATTCTTGATATAAAAAATGTTGGTGTTGCTGCTGTCGCATATACCTCTACTTCTGGAACTTCAGGTTCTTCAGGAACAAGTGGTTCTTCAGGAACAAGTGGTTCTTCGGGAACTTCTGGAAGCTCTGGAACATCAGGAACTTCTGGATCAAGTGGAACTTCAGGAGTCGACGGCGCTGGAGCGGGCGGTTATGTCCTGTACATGAATTATATCGATGATAATTCTCCAGCTCTCGCGAAAGTTAGTAATGCAGTATTGAATGCTGCAATCGGTACAACATTCAATAACTTATCATCACAAACGGTTTCGCCAACCAACAATACTGACGTATCTCAATTAGCTATACTACCTGATTTGACTGACCCCCAAACAACGATTAACTTTACGACCAATAACTCCAACACCGTTGATTATATGTTGGTTCAGTTTGCAATATACAAAAGTGATCTGCCTTCAGCAACAATTGCTGCGAATATCATACCTCCAGGTATATGGGAAATGAACATATACGGTAAGGCTGATGGGACTAATGACGTAGATAATATTGGGTTACGATTTTACCTATTAGGGGGTACTTCAGGTGGAGCTTGGACCAATTTAGTTGCGAATGGTTCGGATATAGAGTACTTTTATGACAATGTGAACACTCAAATTGTCACATTGAGTATGTATATTGGGAATCCGATTGATGTGTCAGGGTACGATAGATTCTTAGTTGTTGTTACATCAAGAAATAGAAATTCCAACCCACATCAAGCTCAGGTTTATTTCCAATCTTCAAATACATATTCACACATACATACAACATTTGCTCAAGTCGGACCGGCCGGTTCTTCAGGAACCTCTGGTACTTCAGGCACTTCAGGTTCAAGTGGAATCTCTGGAACAAGCGGAACTTCTGGTACTTCTGGTACGTCTGGAACAACTGGTACGTCTGGAACTTCAGGAACCTCTGGTACATCTGGTTCGGCAGGTAGTTCAGGTTCTTCAGGAACTAGCGGCACATCTGGTTCATCTGGAACTTCAGGTTCAACTGGTTCTTCAGGAACTTCAGGCATAAGCGGAGTTGACGGATCAGACGGTACATCAGGTAGTTCAGGTTCAAGCGGTACTTCTGGAACTAGAGGTACGTCAGGAACTTCAGGAACAAGCGGAAGCTCAGGTTCAACCGGTACGTCAGGTACTTCTGGGACAGCCGGAACCTCTGGCACATCTCCTACCGGCTTAGTTGCTTCTAATTATGTGGTTAGAGGAGTTAAAGGCGGATCTACTCAAACGATTCCAAATGCTACAGATACCATAGTAACATTTGTTGATGATTTTGATCCAAATGGATGGTTATCTTCTAATAGAATACAACCAAATATTTCAGGTTATTACATAGTCAATGCTCAAGTTTGGTGGGACCCAGGGGCTGTTACAAATAACCAAAGTAATATCCAATTTAGAAAAAATGGATCAACTCAAATAGCTATCCATCAAACACAAATTCTTACTGGCTCTGGATATGCTCAAGAGATAGATGCTATAATTTTCTT